GTCCTGGTCTTCCGCTCGGCGAGAGCGGCGGCGGTGCGCTCGGAGATGCGCTCGGACTCGTATTGCGCGAAGGCCGCGAAGATTGCGAGAGTGAGTGTGTTGAACTCGGGAAGGTCGCACGCTCGGAACCTCACTCCGGAGTCCCGGAGTTCAAAGATTGTTCTCACGTCTCTCGAGAGGCGGTCGAGTTTGGCAATTACCAACTCCGCACCTTCTCTCTTGCAAAGGTCCAGGGCCGCGGCGAGTTGCGTCCTGGAGGACTTGCGACCGCTCTCAACCTCCACGAACTCCCCGAGGACCTCCGCTCCGGAGACGCAACACGCAACCGCGGTCCGTTGTGCATCCAGTCCAAGACCGGAGCGGCCTTGTTTCTCGGTTGAGACGCGGAAGTACAGGACGCACCTCTTTTGAGGTTCGAGGAGGAGGGAGGTTGTTTCCATGCCTCGAAGTTAAGGAACAACAACGAACGTACAAGTAATAATATATATTATTTCTTGGATATGTGTACAAGGACTCTCTCTCTCGGTCCCTTCTTCTTTTCGCTCCTGGAGTGTCTCTCCGATTGTTCCGGTGTAGGGTCCGAGATTGCGGGAGTTTCTGCACCGCCTACCCCCCCCCTCGGGGAAACTTTTTAGTTTCAAGTTCCGCGCACGCGCACACGATGGACCGCGGGGATGACGTGAAGACCGCGTTCAATTTCCCGCTCCCCCTACCGCTCCTCCATCGAGCCAGGAGAGGGGGCGAGGTGTAGCAACCTCCACCTCCTGCCTCTCGGTGTAACCTCTCCTCTTCCCTTTTGTCTTGAGGAGGAAGATTGTGGCGGCTACGTTCCCTTGTTCAATGAGTTGGTGAAGTTTGGACTCGACAAAGTCCAGGACACCCTCCTCGATGGACTCAACCTCCGCCCTGTATTGCGCGTCCTCCTTCATCCAGTTGTAGTGTGTTCTCCTGGAGACGTTCGCCGCGGTGCACGCGGTCGCAACAACTCCCAAAGACCTCTCCAGGGCCTCGAGGAGTTTCCTTTTTTTAGTGTGCATTGTGTGAAGTTAAACCCCGGAAAAGGCCGCCCCTCCAGTTGTTTCCGGTTGTTGTTTGCAGTCCGAGAGACGAAATAGTTTCAAGTGTCCTCGGTGTGTGTTCAACCGCACGCTCAAGGGAAAACTCGGGACTCGGTCCGCACACCCCTACCCCGTCGAGAGAGGCGAGCGCGGAAGGTCTGGAGGTCCGCGGCGAGAAGACAGTCCTCCAGGTCTCCGACCTCTTCACCTGCGGCCTTGTATGCATTGAATGCATTGAGGAGCGAGGAGTTGAGTTCCACCTTGAACCCTCGAGAGCGGAGTTCCTTTGCGTCCTCACTCCACACCTTCTCGGCCTCTTCTCCTGCATCCGGGAAGAGTTCGAGGGTGAAGGCCTTGAGAGGTTCGAGGGTGCGGTAGTTGTATTGTTTCAACCCTTGCACGCTTGAGGCGGCGAGCCACACGAACTCGGGGAAGTAGATGGAGCACACGATTGCGGTGCGGTAGCCCTCCACAATGCGGAGAGGTTTGGTGAGTTGTTCCTTCCCGCGGAAGAGGGTGAGTTGGTTGAGTCCGTAGATTGTTTGTGTCCACTCCTTCGGCGCGGCCTCTCTCCAGTCCGGGAGCGCGTGGAGCCAGGTTTGAGTCCCGGTCCTCTTGAGACGGTCTCCTTCTCTTCGCACCTCAAGGAGAGCGGCGGTGTGTAGGTTGTTCGGGAGCGAGAGATGCCAAAAGACCTCGAAGAGGCGGCCTCCGACCTCAAGAGAGCCAAAGAGATACCTCCGGTGTGTTTCCTCCAGGACCTCCTTCCCGAACCTCTCCAGGAGCCAACTCGAGAGGCGACCGGGGCGGTCGAGTGCGGTGTAGCAACTCCAGTCCCAAAAGACCTCCTGCACTCTTGGAGGAGGCGGGAGTGGAGGAGGAGCGGGGAGGTGTGGTGTGGAGTTCTCGAGGAGGTGGTGGGGGAACTCGGTGAAGCCACAACTCTCAACGCGGTTACACCTCCCGAACCGCTCGAGGACCTCTCCGGTCCGAGTGTCGAGGTAGGGTCGGAACCTTCTCTTCCCGCACCGAGGACACTCTCGGAGGTTTGCTCCGTTGCCGGGAAGTAGGTGGAGGCGGTAGGTCTTCCGCTCCTTCACAAGAGGCGAGGTTGTTTGGTGAGTTGTTCCAGGTCCTTCTCGGAGAGACCGAGTTCCTTTGCAACTACCTCAACCTCTTCCCCCTCCTGGAGGCGGCGAGTGGCCTCCCTCCTCCTTGCTCTCGTTACCTCCACGCGGTGAACTCCCAACTCCTGCACTATCTCCGCCCCGGTCTTCCCCTGCTGGAGGTGCTCAAGTATCTCCCTGTCCTTCTCGGAGAGGTCCGACCGGAGAGAGGTCTTTTTTGGTTCGTGTTGGTGGAGCCACTCCAACTCGGAACAATCGTGTCCCTCCCTTCGCTCGAACCCAAGAGAACCGTCCTCCCCCTGCACAATCTCCAAACCGAGGACTCGAGGGAGTTTGTTGGAGTTCCGCGTTTTCACTTGTTTCAGGTAGCGGACTTGTTTCCCTTCCTTGTTGACCCCGTCGATAGGTCCGCCGATTGCAAACACACTCTCGAAGGACCGCCCAAACTTCGCGCTCCCCTGGAGGTGGTGTAGGTCGATTGTCCCGGTTTGGTCTTTGATTGCGTGCGCCACAATTACGAACGCACAACCTGCCTCCTTGACAAACCTCTTCGCCTCCCTCACAATGAGAGCGGCAACTTGTTGTTGTTCCGCTCCCGCGTGTTCTCCCGTCAACTCGGAGAGATTGTCCAGGACCCACAATACAAACCCCTCCTCTCGAGTCCGCTCTCGGAGTTCCTCGAAGAGACGAACAACAAACTCCTCCCCCTCCTCGAGGTCCTCTCCGGTCAAGGTGTAGCGAAGTATGGACTCCGGTTCATTCGGTCGGAGGCGGGACTTTGTCGTTCGGTCCGAGTTCTCCAGGTCGAGCCACCCAACACGGGAGGGAGGGAGTTCGTTCGGAAGGAGGGAGAGCGCGTCCTTGCGTCCTTGAGAGGCGAACTCTTCTCCGGTTGCAAGGGAGCGAAGGAGGTCGAGAGAGAGGAGGGACTTCCCGAGTCCAGGCCTCCCAAACAAACACGCGAACTCCCCCGCGTGGAGGAAGTTTCCGAGGAGGCGAGTTTGGGGAGGGAAGGTCCTGGAGGCGAGTTCCTGGAGTGTACTTCCTTGCAGGATGCGCCGCGGTTGTTGAGGTTCGGCGAGGTCGAGAAGGAGGTCGAGGTGGGAAGAGTTTTCGGTTGCGGTGTGCTGTAACTCTTCCCTGGAGTTACTTTTGGGGTGCATTAAGGTATCTCGGTCGGAGGAAATAACGAGGTCTCCGACCGGGGCCAAAGTTAAGGAGGCGAACGTGCCTCCTTTTTTGTTTTAAGGTGGTGGAGTTATACACAAGTGGGGGGACTTTTTTTCCACTTGAGGCGCGACACATAGGGTCAGAAGTAGCGACGGGAACTACTTACAAAAGGACGCGGCAAACCCTTACTAATTTTCACGGAACATTTTGGAACAAGTGTGTTCCGCGTGTTCCAAATGTTAAAATGCCTCCAGAACCCCAGTAAACACGTTCCGCACTTGGAACAACGTGTTCCGTGAGAATTAGTTGAATTTTCACCCTTAACCCTTACAAGACCTCCGGAGGTGTGGCCTCCTGCATCCGCATCTCCAGGAGACGGACCGAGGAGGCGGTGAACTTGCAACCTCTTGAGGTGCGGTATTCGTTCGCATTCAGGAGGTCGGCCTTCTTCTGCAAGGTGTAGCCCTTCCCCTGGAGGGACTCGAGAAGGAAGACCGCTCTCCGGTTGTTGGAGTTCTCCAGGGCCTTCTTCCGGTTCGTCTCCACTCCCTTTGCTCGGAGTTCGGGAGTGAGTGGGGACTTCCTCCACTCCCCTGTCCTGGTCTTCCGCTCGGCGAGAGCGGCGGCGGTGCGCTCGGAGATGCGCTCGGACTCGTATTGCGCGAAGGCCGCGAAGATTGCGAGAGTGAGTGTGTTGAACTCGGGAAGGTCGCACGCTCGGA